AATGATATAGAGATACAAAAATTAGAAAGAGATATGAAAAAAGAAAAAGATCCACTAGAGAAAAAATTAAAACGTGTTGAGCTAGAAGAAAAATTATACGGTAAAGCACAGATGGAATTAGTTGCTAAACATAGAATGAGAGAAGTTGCTACTTGGTCTAAACTTAAAAAAGAATTTCATGATAATACATTTGACGACAAAGATGTTAACACACACCAAGCTAAATCATATTTATTAAGATTACAAAGACAGAAAGAAACAATTACACCTGGTACAACTCAACCAGAAGTTTTTAATGTATTAGGACAACTAGAAGCTTTAGAAAAAAACTTAAAAGAAAACACATTATCTTTAGACAGTAAGAAAACAAAACAAATTAAAAAATGAAGTTCAACTTTGTTTATTTAGGGCAAACGGTTTTAAAATACCAGGTTCCCCTGGAAGTATTTGTAGGTTTAAATGAAATCTACGAAAAACAAAAGAAACAATTACCATCAGCTAAAAAACAACTTGTAGGAAAAATAGAGGACGAAGTATCTTTATTTTACTCTGGTCCTAATAATGACAGGATGCATCAACATTCTTTTTTACCTATGGATATTCTTAAATGGTTTGATTCTATTTTTGATCATTATCTTAAATGGAATAAGATAGGTTCAACACAAAAATCTATAAACTCTATTTGGGTTAATGAAATGAAAGCTAATGAATATAATCCTGTGCACATACACCAAGGTAAATTATTTACGGGTTTATCTTCTGTTATGATTATGAAACTACCTAAAGAAACTGGTGTAGAATATTCAGCACCAGACAAACCTATGAATGGTAGATTACAAATTATAGGTGCAGCAGCTGGTCAGTTTGCTAAAACAGATTATTCACCCAACATGAAGATAGGAGACTTTTATGTTTTTCCTTATGATATGAGACATTGCGTATACCCGTTTAACGGAACAAAAGAAAAAAGAAGAACTTTAGTTTGTAATGTAGATGTTGATTATAATCCTGTGTCTTCAAGAACAGCATCGGGACAAAACGAATGATACCAATGATGCCAAGATGGCAATCATATGTTGCCACAACTACAAACCCCATGTTTACACCACAACAGTGTAAAATGATTATTGATGCAGGTCATCAGTGTGCACCAGAAAAAGCTAAAGTGGGTGGTGGAGCCGAAGAAGGTAAGTATGATACTAAAAAAAGAGTTACAACTATATCTTGGATACCTTTTGCTAAACTACCACAGATGTATAAAGTTATTGATAATCAACTATCTATTGTAAATTTAAACCACTTTGGTTTTGATGGTGTAAGACTTACAGAACCAGCACAGTTTACTGTATACCCTAAAAAAGGTTTTTATGATTGGCACATGGATTTAAATGCTTTTGGTCAAAATGGGCAAAACCCAATACGTAAAATATCTATGACATTGTTATTGTCAGACCCATCAGAGTTTACAGGTGGAGATCTTCTTTTTTCAGAGATGGGTGATAATAAACCGCTGCCCTTGAAACAAGGGCAAGCAATATTCTTTGCATCATTTTTAAGACACAAAGTTGCACCAGTTAAAAAGGGGGTCAGAAAATCTTTAGTTATGTGGTTTGGAGGACCACCATTTAAATGAAAATACACAGAGAAGTAATGTGGCCAACACCTATTTATTGGCAAGACATACCAGATGCAAAAAAATTAAATCAATATTTAATGAAACACATTAAGGCTTGGTACAAGTCAGATATTAAAAAAGGCAAACCAACAGGAGAGTTTAAAACTAATTCTGGTTATGGTTGGCACAGCGAAACTAATATGGATAGGAAACCAGAATATAAACCTTTAATAGATGAATTATTTAAAATGTGTTATGAGTGTAATAGAGATTATGGCATATCAGGTAAACTAGGTCTTGGTAATATGTGGGCTAATATCAATCCTACATATAGTTATAATAAAACCCATACTCATCCTAATTCATTATGGTCTGGAGTTTATTATATTAAAGTACCTAAAAATTCTGGTAAGTTATTTTTAGAAGATCCAAGACCAGGACCCAATACACATATGCCAAAAAGAGTAGAAAAATTATCTAAAGCTTTATGGAGAGTTATTGCTTATACTCCTTTAGAAGGTCGTATGATATTTTTTCCAGCTTGGCTTCCTCATGGTGTAGACATAAATATGAATACAGAAAAGGGTGATAAAAACTGGAGAGTGTCTGTATCCTATAATTTTATACAAGTACCAGAATGAGTTTTAAGAAAAATAAATATCAAGTTTTACGTAACGCTATATCTAAAGATCTAGCAGCGTTCTGTTATAAGTATTTACAAATATCAGCAGAGGCAGATCATTGGATGTTAAATAACAGTGTAACACACGCTGGTAATTTATTAATTGGTAATTTTAATGACCCACAAGTGCCAAACTCTTATGCTAAATATGCAGATAGAGTTATGGAAACTCTTCT